CTACTCGACGTGCCTATCCCAGCCGATATGCCTGACGTAGCCGTTCTTCTCCAGGATCACAGCGCGATAGCCCAACTCGCGGTACTTCAGTGAGATCGCCACCTCGTAGTGGTGGCCTTCCGTCGCCCGTTGAACGGCGCCATAGGTGCCTAGCTTCTTGTAGTCCGAGATCCGCCGGAGCCCCGGGTTGAAGCTGAATCCGCTCCACACGCCGTGCACGTCGAGCGCGATGACCCCGAACATGTCGTCGTCCGACTGAAACGACAGCGGGTGGCCATTCGTGTCGTCCCACGCCCTCAACCACACCTGCATGGTGGACGGGTCGAGATCGAGCAACGCCTTGCTCTTCTCGATGAAGCCCGGCTTGTAGAACTCCCAGTCGTCTTCGAGGTGGAAAACGTACGGCGTCGTAACCTGCGCATACGCTGTGTCGATCGCGTTCACCTGCCCGGCCCGCCGCCCGATGCGGATCAGGCGCGCGCCGAACTTGCTGCAGATAGCCGCGGGGTCGGCTGTGCCATCTTCGACAACGATAATTTCCTTCACACCGGCGTAGGTGTTGAACTGGACGAAGCTCGCGAGGGTCTTCTCAAGCAGGTCGTGGCGATCACAGGAAGTCAGCACCACCGTGACGTCAGGTCGGCGTTGGAGTTCCTTCTTTCGAAAAATGGAGAGCATGTGCGCGGTGGGGAAAGCAGGTGAGGCGGCAACCCTATCACAGGCCCCGCCCCGGTCGACCGCCCTTCGGAGGAGCGAAAAAAATCAGAGCGGCATGCTCATAACGCGGCTGCTGCGATGAAGAGTGCGTCGAGCGCTTCGGCATTCATGCCAAGGGCGTTGGCCATCTGCTGGAAGAAAGGAGAATCCCGTTCCACCTGGCTGGCGAAGTCCCATTCGATCTGTGCTGCCTCACGCTGCGAACTCGGCAGCGTTGCGATGACATCGCTGACGGCTTGGAGCTTGCCAGCCTTGAGCAGTGCCAGTCTCGCCTGACGCATCGTCACAACCGATGGCGGCGGCGGGGCTGGGTTGATGAACGCCTCGTAGCGAGCATCGCTCGAATCGATCGTCTCTTGATCTGGGTAGAGAGCCGGGTCCTGCGGGCAGCCGAACTCGGCAATGATCGTCGTTTGCAATGAGTCGGAAAACTGAACGTGCACTTCCATTGCGACTCCTAGATCGTGTAGCCGGTCACGTTGATGTTGATGGTGATTACCCCAGCGCCGTTGGTATTGCTGTAGGCGATGTTCTGATTGCTCACGTGCGCCCCTTCAAAGGGAACGACATGCTGCGCGTTGGCCGCCACGGTGACGTTGACCGGATGCGTGATGAAGGAGTTTGTGAAGGGCGGCCACAGGTTGATCGTCATGAACGACGCCGCCGACGACAGCAGGTTGATGTAGCCCGAGTAGAACTTGGCGTTCTTCGGCACCGCCGATGCGATCGAAAGCACGGTCCTTGTGACCACGGTGGTGGCGTTCAGAACTTGCACAGCGGAGCACAGAAACTTTCGGTCCTGCTGCACGCCAATGACGAGCTGGCTGGCGCCGTTCGTCGGCCACACGCTCACAAGCCCGCTGGCTGTGTAGCCGGCCGGCATGTTCGCGCCGCCGTAGATGTTAGGCGCCGCCGCAGCCGTTGCGTTCGTCGCGAGGAGCGCACTCACGCCGGTGGTCGGGTTGTAGATGGCGTAGAGAGCAACGAAGCCCGACACAGGTGCCGTGCCCGTGTCCATGCCGCCCGCCCCGACGGTGGCGAGGTTCACGGTCTTATTAAAGGAAGGCAGGCAGTAGCGAACGCCGCCGAGGGCCGTCTCCACAATGATCTCGTCGGCCGTCATCGTCCCTGACGCCGCAGCGGCGGTGAGGGTCATGGTGAGGTTGCTTGCCGAGCCAGCAACGCCGGCGGCCTGGCTCATCTGCGGCGCGTGCTGGTTCTGCGTAGCCGGCCCCACCTGCAGCGCTGCACCTGTGCACTCGATCAGAACGAACGAGTTCAGCGCCGCGTTCCACACCACCATGCACTTGCCGTTGCCTACGATCTCACCGCCTTGCAATGCAGCATGGGCCCCGCCGACCACCGCCTTCGCGCCAAGGCCATTCACATTGAGCGTGGTAGCCCCGCTATTCGTGGCTGCAGCCTTGAACCACAGCACCATGCCGTCGACCAACGCGGGAACCACCGGTGAGTAGGTGACCACGGCGGAATTGGCAGCTCCGGTATCGACGCCCACCAAGGCCGAGTTGAGTTTGATCGCCTGCAGCAACTGGGTCATCACTGCGGGGTTGGCAGTCAACCCGGCAGCCTCGACGACATTCACTATCTCCTGCTGCAGCATGTCGCACCAGAGGTTAGAAAGGTACGTCGCGAGTACGCCGAGTCCGGGGTTGCCGGCGGAGAAACCGTGCTTGCCGGGCCCGAACTTGTCGACCTGCTTGTTGCTGGTCTGGATGAAGTCCATTGTCTTTTTTTCCTTAAGGCGCGTAGCCGAACAAAACCACGGTGTGCGCAGGCTTGTGGCGCACGATCACGCATTCGAGTTGCGTGTTGCCCCAGCGGCGCAGTTGAACGTCGCAAGGGTCTTCACAGGTGGCCACGACGATGGCGGTTGACACTGGAACGTTCAGACGCCAGACCCCGATGAAGTCTTCGCCATTCACCGGGCTGTCGCAGGGGTCCATGCACGTCATGCCACCGAACTCGGTGATAGTGCAGCCGGGATAGCCCAGAGACTCCGCGAGCGCGATGATGTATGCCCGCGAGAGATCACCACGCCCGCGAATGCGGGCCAAGAGGTTCCGGCGCCGCGCGTCAGCTGGGGCACCAGCGCCACCGATGCAGGCATCCGGGAGGCTGTAGTTGCGCTCCCAGTCCCCGAGGAGGATGACAGTCCTATCAGGCTGCTGCTCAGTGAACAAGGTGTCCGCGCTGCCCTGAGCTTCGTCAAGGACGGCCGCCGTCGATGCAGCCTCTGCGCGAACGCCTGGCGCGTTGCGCTCGTAGGCCTGCGGCGGCAGGCAGGCGATCAGGGCGTCTTGGGTGTCCACGTTCAGGTCAGAGTCTTCACGCCACAGGTGACGATTTGGAGGGCCGGGGAGATGACCGAGCTTGTCACGTTGGCCGCCGGAGAGACCAGAGTCACGTCCGTCACTCCGGCCACATTCATCAACGCGGTGATCAACTCGTTGCGCACCAGCGTGCCGCCAGGTGCCAGCGCCGCGAAGACTGCATCGATGGCCGCCGTCAGCGTCGGCATCAGCCCGGCTAGCGTATAGCCCGATGCGATGTTCAACGTCGCGGTCACTGGCGTGACGATGGGCGTCGGGGCCAGGGCTAGGACGGGGCTGGTGTTGCGCATGCCGACCGGCCGCTTCACATCCAGGACGGCCTGAACCGCCGCGAGCAGCGGCGCGTCAGGCAGACCGCTGGCGGGCATGGGCACCACGTCGACCGTGCCAGCGCCACGGCGCACGTCGAACACAAAGGCTCTGGCCACGCCCGGCACCGCGAGCGTCCAACGCTTGTAGTCGTCCAGATTGCCGCCCTGGGCTTCCTCGCCGAGCCAGAGCAGCAGGCGCGACAGAAGCGAGTCGTAGCTCTCGATGTCGGCTCCGCCCGTCATCGTCAGGATCGTGGCGACACCGGTGAGGCCGGCCGGCGGAGCATTCACCGTAGCGGCCGTATTGGGCGATTGATTGCCGGCGGCGCCAGCGACGGCCGCCGCTGCCGGCAGATCGACATAGCCACCGACACCGACGATTCCAGCGGCGGTCGCGGCATAGTAGACCGACTGTGCCGTGAAGACCTGCTGCCCCACGGGCACCGGCGATGCCGCGGCACCGAAGTAACGGACCGTACCTGTCGCAACAGCGGCCGCCTTGCGGTAGATGTTGCGCTGGTTGGCCATCTTCTCCATCAGATCGTCGTCGGCCAGATCCGGGAACGCCTGGCGGTAGACCCACATCTGGTGGGCGTACAGCCCCTCGACGACAGCGGCCGTGGCTGTCGCCCGCACGAAGTGGTCGCTGTCGGGGCCGATGGCAGCGTCGGGCCATTGATTGGCAACGGCCTGCAGGTAGCGGTTGCGAATCTGCTCGAAGGAAGGAACGGGGTACGAAGACATGTTGAAAGCCTCTTCAAAGACGGCAAAGGAGGCAGGCCTCAGGCCACGCGCACCGGAAACTGGAACGTGCGCCGAACGCCGATCGCGTCGACGATCTCGATGGCGAGCAGCAACCGGCCGCCGGCGGACGCATCCTTCTCGCGCACTGTGCTGATGTCGATGGACCTGGCCCGACCGTCATTGAGCAGCGGTTGCAGGGCGGAGCGCGAGTACTGCAGCGCCAGGCGCTCGACGCGGGCTGTGTCCTTCTCGCGCTCCAGTTCATGCAGTCGTGAACCCACCGTGGTATCGCCAAACCACTTGCCCAGCGGCGTCACCAGCCGGAGGTAGGCGGCGTTGGCCAGGCCGTTGGCCGGGTCGCGCACCAGGTCGCCCACGGGCGTCGTGGTGGGCTCGTAGTCGCGCGTGACAGGGTTGATCCAGGCGTCCATCAGGCATTCGGTCCGAGGGTGACGGAGCCGGTTTCGTTGTGGTTGTGTGTGCTGCCGAGGTTTTTGCCGTCCTGCCTGATCGAGCTGGCCGCGTCAAAGGTTAGGTTGCAACTCTGATAGTTGAAGGCAACGTTGTTGAAGTTGACGGTGCCGCCGTTCATCGTGGCCACGGCCGCACCGATGCCGCCGGTGACCCCACCCACGGTCAACTGCATGGCCTGCAGCAGCTGCGTGGTTTCGAGGCGAGGCGTCTCGAAGCGAGACTTGGTCGACGTCTGCACAAGAAGATCCGGGCTCACCAGCTCGATGCGCTCCGAGGCCTCGACGCGGAACACCTTGGTTTCCACGAATACCTTCTCCTGTGCCTTGATGTGGATCGAGCGGTCCTTCTTGAAGTGCGCGAAGTCGCCCCACTGGTTGTAGGCGCAGCTCTCGCCCTGGTTGTCGACGACGAAACGGTAGGCCCCGTGCTCGGTGGCCACCACAACCGATGCACTGGTGCGGCCGCCGAGCGGCAGCACGATGTACTCGGTCCCGGTCGGCGGCGCGGAGGTGAAGCCGAAGTGCTGCATCAGCTCCATCTCGTCCAGGTCTTCGCCGGCCAAGCCCTCGCCGGAAACCCGCTGCACCTTCGTGGAGATGGTCAGCCTGGAGAGTACGGCGCGCAGGCCTTGGCGCACGCCAGCCTGCATGCGGCTCATCTCCCGGCGCACGACGTCGATCGGGCTCAAGATGCACCTCCCGTCAGGTCGACCACCTTGCCTGGCAACGAGTTCTTGCCGCGCCGGTGCTTGCGCTTGCTGGGGTGGGCATCGAGCAACCACACCCCGTCTTCTTTCATCGTCAGGGTGGTGGTGGTGCCGATGCGCTTGTTCGAAGTGAAGCGGCGCCCCGTCAGGAAATAGATGCCATCGATGCCGAGCGCATCGCATTTCACGGCGATGCGCTGGCCAGGCATCCAAGCCACACCATCCTCGGTGTAGTGGCCCAGCACCGTGGCGGTCAGGGTGTAGCCCCGCAGGCGGGCGTCGCTGATGATCTTGCGCCCGCGTGCGCGCGCCACCTCTTCGTTGATGGCTTCATGGTCGACCACCACCTTGGGTCGATACACGGTCATCCCGTCATCGCGGACCTTGGCGCGCACGTTGTTGCGGCCGGAACGCTCGCCGTCGCCCGAGCCGCCGGCATGGGCCTGGCCGAGCACGGTGACCTCGCTGTACCGCTCCGAGATCGAGCGACGCTCCGAGAGGCGCTCGACGTTGTTACCCAGGCCATCGTTGTTGAGCACCAGCGTGGCCACTGGCGGCATGTCATAGCGCGGTCGGCCGACCACCAGCGTGCCATCCGGGTCGAACCACGGCCACAAGCCGTTCGCCTCGGCCGCGCGGCGAAGCGAATCCCAGGCCGTGTCGCCGGGCTCCAGGTTGACCTTCTCCCGCAGGAGCTTGTTCTCGGCGTCGATGCGGATCCGCGTCACGCCCATTGGACGCACGATCTTGGCGACGACGTCGCCCAGGCTGAGCTGGCGCATGGAGAGGATCGGCGTCGAACAGTCCACCAGCACGCCGGCACCGTCGCGCCCGCTGAGCTGCAGATCCTGGCCGTTCTTGTGCACGTCCTGCTCGCGATCGTCTAGGCAACCGCTAAGCACGGTGGTCGAGGCACCTTCGCGCACCAGGCGCACCTCGACGGTGGCCCCTTCCTTCACCTCGGGCGGCAGCACCATGCGGGTCTTCGAGAGGCTGACACGGAAGGCGTCGGCCGGAATGAAGAGGTCGCTGTCGATGTCGTAGTGGGTCCAGCCACGCTGGGCCTTTCCACCGATGAGCACCTCGACTTCAACGGGCGTATGCATACAGCATCTCCCCCCGTTCGATCAGAGCCCGGCGGCCCAATTGGTTCAGTGCCATCAACTCTGATGCGCGATCAGGCGTGCCGTACATGGCGTGCGCGACCAGGCGCACCGGGCCCGACACAGGGCTTTCGCGCCGCACCAGCGGAGGCCGGAGGTTGATCACGGCGCGCGCGGCCTCCTGCAGCTGCCAGGCCAGCGTGGCCAGCACGGCGCTGGCCTGGCCGCTGGCCTCCCGGTCCAGCGCCGACCGCGCCGCGTCGATCGCCCGCTGGCAGACCGTGCGCGTCTGTGCCGTGAGCTGCTCGATGTCCTTGCGCTGCAGTACGGGCACATCGGCCTCGCCGGCCAACACGATCGTGGCGGCCTCGGCGATCGCGGCCGCGCAATGCACGCGGGCGTGGGCCTGCACGATGGCCACGTCGGCCAGCATGACGGCGCTGGGCACGGGCACGTTGGGGACCAGCACCACGGTGCTCGGCTCCAGCTGGGTGCGCACCACGTTGAAGTCCGCGATCGCCGACACCGCGGTGAGCGCCACGACCGGGCCTTCATAGACCATGTTGCGGCCGCCGAAGGAAAGCCCCTGGAACGCCCGATCGACCGTCGCCAACAGGTCAGCGGCGTAGGCGCGGGGATAGAGCAGCGGATCCAACGCGCCCAGCAGCAGGCCCGAGGAGCCGGTGATGGAGAGGATCCGGCTCACGAAGCCCTGCGCCTGGCTGAATGCATCCGTGAGCACCGAGATGCGCGGCAGGTCGAAGGTGGTGCTTCCCACGAAGCGCGCGAGGGCGTCGTCTGCCGTCGCCCTGCAGGACTCGGCCCCCGAGGCGATCGCATCCGTCATGACGGAGGTACTGTTGTCTGCGAACACCAGCTCGCGGATGCTGTCTTCCACGAAGATGACGTGCACCACGGCGCCGTCGACGAAGTCGGCATCGTGCTCATCCTCCCACGAGGCCGACATCACTGTCATCAGGCCGTGGATCGGGTGCACCAAGTCACCGGTACCGGGTTGCTCCAGTGCGTCGATGAACTCTGCCAGCTCATCCTCGTAGCCGTCGCCGAAGAACACGGCCCGCACGCGCACGCGACGCGGCCCAAGACCCATGTCTTCGAGTTCAGCCCCGTTGGTGTAGGGGTACTGGTGTTCGGCTACAGCGCGATCGCCAGCTCGGCCGACGCGCTCGATCTGGAACGGCACTCCGCGAAAGCTCGCGTCGAGAAGGGTGTCTTGCCAGGCCATCGGTCAATTCCTTCGCGCGTCGAAGCTGTTCTGCGCGTTGGTCGACGCGGCGATCTCTCGGCCATCGAGCGTTACCTGGATGGGCCGGTTGCCCGCAGCCTTTGTCTCCGCGATCAGTTGGTCGAGCTTCTGCGTGAGCGTGTTGCGGTCCTGCTCGAGCTGGGCTTTCTCCTGTTCCAGCTTGGCGATGTAGGCCGGGGAGGCGCCGCCCTCGCGCGAGGCGTCGGCGAGCTGGCCCAACTCGCTGATGCGGGCGCTGCGCGAGGCGATGCGGTCGGTGAGTCCTTCCTTGCTGTTCGCGCGTTCGCTCAGTGCATAGCCGGTGGCGAGGATCGGTGCGCCCACAGCCACGAGTCCGGCGGTTGTGCCGCCGACGACGAGGCCAGCTGTGCCCAGTGTTACCCCGCTTGCTGCGCTGGCGGCCGCAGGCGCGGTCCAGCTCGGCGATGCGTTCATGACTGCGCTACGTGCTGCTGATGCGCCAGCACCACCAGCGCCGGCAGCGGCAGCTGCGGCGGAACCACCCAGCAAGTTCTTGACGGCACCACCGCCGAGCAGCATCAGGGCGCCGCTCGCAACTGCCGCAGCAGCGGTCAAGGCCGTGACGCCCAGCTTGAGCGATTCCATCGCGGTGCCCAGTTCGGGATACTTCTGGTAGAGCTGGGTCGTGTGCTCCGCGAGCTTTCCGATGGCAGTGTTGAAACCGCCGAGGCCATTGGTCTGTGCGATGAGTTTTTCGTTATCGCTCTGCTGCACCTTGAAGTCGGCCGTCTGCGAGACCAATGCGAAGTTGTTCTCCCCATACTGTCCATTCGCTCCCAGCACCGTCTTGTTGACGCCTTTGATGTAGTCCCGTTTATTGAGCTCGGCGATCAGAGGCATGAGGGCCTGCCGGTCTTGAATGATCTTGCCGATCGCGCTGCCCTGCAGGATGTCGACCTGGGCGTCGAGTGATGCCTTCCGCTCGTCATCGTTTCCAGCCGCCGATGCCTTCTTGCGCAATGCCACCAGGCGTGGATCCTTGCCTGCGATCTGGTCAACCAGGTTAACGAACGCATCGAGGGAGTTTGTGCCCTTGGCCCGAGCCGCTGCGAGTGAGCCGGAGAGGTCTATGCCCAGCTTCTTCGCGTCTTGCGCCGTGTCCGAGGAGTTGATCTTGAGAAGCAGGTTCAGCAGGTTGTTGCCAGCCTCGTCCTTGCTGCCGGCAGTGATCACCGAGCCTTGAGCCGATGCAAGAATTCGGGCGTATCCCTCCATGCCGTTGAGGCCGGACATCTGCGCCGACGCCAGTAGCTTCGGAAGCCACTTAGCCATGTCCTTCAGCTCGAATCCACCGGCCTGGCCGGCAGCCAATGCCATGTCGAGCATCTTGGGGATGTCGGCCTCTTTGAAGCCGTTTTGAAGCGCTCTGACGACGATGGTGGAAAGATCCCCCACGCTTGCATTGCCGGCGGCGGCGTACTTGGAAACCGTGGGCAGCAGGCTCTTGGCCTGGTCGGGAGTCACCGACCCACTGGCGAGCATGTCGTTTAGGCCACCAAGGATGTCTTCGCGCTTGCCACCGCCGGCCCGCATCGACGCGACAACGATGTCATCGAGTTCGCGCATGCCCTTGATTCGGCCCGGAAGATCTCGATCAGCGAACGCGGTGTTTGCGGCGTCGGCCAGTTGCCGGTCGTAGGTGCGCGCCTGCTGAAGCGGCTGCGCCACGACCATCTTGGCAGCCTGGAACGCCGCCGCACCAGCGGCGACACCCTTGACGATGTTGCCGGTGGCCGACCATGCGTTGCGCAGCCGCTCAGCGAGGCTGATTGCCCGTTGCGTCTCACGGGCGAGGTCTGCTGCATGCCTGGTCGCCTGCTGTGGCCCCCGCATGCTGGCCAGCGTCGTACCGAGCTGCTTGCTCGACGCGTTGCCCTTTTGCAGCTCCTGCTCGATCTGCTTGAGGTTCGACTCCACTTCACCCATCGCACGCCGCAAGGGAGCCACCAGCTTGTCGTTTAAGCTGGTGGTGAGGGCAATGCGCAGATCTGTCATTCGGGTGGGGGTTTGCGGCGGGGGGTTCGGGGTGGCTTGCGCTTCGCGCGACGGCTCACGTAGACCGTGGGGTAGTCGTGGCCCTTGCGTCCGGCTGCCGCGTTGAGGACCACCACCGCGTCAGCCATCGTGAGATCGGCCGACTCCGTCCAGGTCAGGCCGGCTTTGACAAGTCCGTGGCGGATGCGGAGGAGTTCGGAGCGGCCGCGATCGCGGCCTGCCGCTTTTTTTCGAGTTCCCCCGATGCAGCATCGAGCTGGTTGTAGTCCGACGGGTGCATCGAACACAGCAGGTCGTAGGTGATTTCCTTGCGCTCCAGAGTGCCGAGGCGAACGATCTGCCGGGCTAGAAGCGCGGCGTTCACCGCAACGCCGTTGTGGCCGCCGACCTCGTCGACCGCGTCGATGTTGTCGCCCAGCGTCGGCAGGCGCAATTCGAAGTCGCGATGCAGTACTCCCGCGACCTCCACGCCTTGCTTCAGCGCGCCGGTGATCGTGATGCCTTTGAAGCTCATTCGGTCACCTTGCGCACGGCCACGAGGGAGATGTCACGGCGCGCTTCGCCGTCAGCCTGGTACTCCTCGCCCACGTCGGTGCTGAAGCAGTCCAGGTAGCTCACGCGCTGGCCGCCATCGCCCGGATCGATCGAGAGTTTGGCGCCCTCGATGTTGTCCCAGTCAACCGGATCGCCCTCGATCGGAATGACCGCAGTGATGCGCAGGTCGTACGTCTTGATGCCACGACTGAACCCGGCGATGTTGCGCAGACGGTTCATCGTCTTGACCGGGCGGCGCCCGGTGCTGGTCTTCGGCGACACGGTCGCCACCTCGATTTCGACGCCGTCGACTTCCAGGCTGATCGAGCCGACGTATTCCTTCAGTGCCATGCTGACTCCTGTTTAAAAGCTCTTGAGACGGCCGGTTGTCACAGCAGCAGATCGAGGCGGCCGGCGAACACGTGCAGTCCATTGACCACGTCGGTCGGGATCTTGGCGTTCAGGCGATTCGGATCCTGCAGATCGCGCTCCACGAGGAGGCCGTCCTTGTTCGCTTCCACCTCCTCAACGATCTCCAGCTCCTCGCACTTGAGCAGCACATCGAGCAGCTCGCTCTTCACCTTCGCCGGAGTGCGCGAGCTGAGCTTGTCGCGGGGGAAGCGCAGTTCGATGCGTGTGCGGCAGGCCTTGGCCACGTAGTCCATCGTGCGGATGGTGGTCAGGTCCAGCCAGCTGATATCGGCCACGCCAGCCGGGTTGACGGTGTAGGTGGTGATGGCGCGCACGATCTGCACCACTTCGCCGGGACCGACTTCCAGAGGCGTCACGCCATTGTTCAACGCAGCCTCCTGCTCGGTACGCATCAGGCGATTGGCGATCGGTGGCGGCGCCACGTTGGCTAGCTGGAGCGTGTTCAACGGGCGGGCCGGGTCTTCCTCGCCCGCAATCACAGCCGCATAGCCCGCTGCGACCTCTTCGGCCGGGGTGTAGGTGCCTGGCAGGCAAGCCATCGTCATGCGCTCCGAGTTGAGCAGCGGAGCCAGCGTGGTGGCCGTGGCCAGCGTGCTGGTCAGCGCGAGTACTCCGATCGCGCGCCGTTGCTCCATCGGGCCACTGACGAAGTTCAGGTGCGTGCGCAGCGGCAGCAGCGAGGCCTGCAGTTGGAAGGAAGTCACCAGAATTTCATGGCCGCCCTGGGCGGCGGCGGCCAGCGGGGCCGTGATGTCGGCATCGTTCAAGCCACCCGTGAAGGCGGTTGCAACTGCCGTCACGCCGGTCGCGCTCGCCGTGGCCGCCAGCTTCACGTTGTTGCCGACCAGGCCCTTGTTCCGGTTCGTCAGCGTCACCACGCCAGCAGCAGCGGCAGCCGTCACAGGCAGATCGATCTTGGCGTTGATCGCGGCGGCGACCGCGGCTGCGACGACAGTCGCCGTATCCGCTGCCGCCACCGGAACAACCAGCTCGGTGGCGGCGATGTTGACGTACACCGATCCGGCAGCAGCGGCCGGTCCGGTGTAGGTGATCGTTGCGGCACCCGCTACGCCGGCAGCGTTGTCCGGCACAGCCAGCACGAACAACTGCAGGTACGGGTTGGCGATGATCGCACCCTTGACCATGCGGTGCGCCTGGCTGCCACGGCCGAACAGGCCGGCAGCGGTTTCGGCATCGAACACCTGGGTGATGGAGTTGGCCAGGCCGACCGTGGTGGTCGTGATCTGCGCCACGATCAGCACGCGCTGCAGATTGCTCGGCAGCGTGCGCACCGCCAGGCGGTTGTTGTATTCGAAGTACTTGCCCGGTTTGCGGATGCTTGCCGGGATGTTGTCGAAGGAGATGTTAGGGCTGGCCATGTCGATCAGTCCTTGTTGGTGGCTGCGGGTGCTGCCGACTTGGCGGGCTTGCCCGCTTCAACCAGGTCGCCATCCGCCATGCGGCGGATGTAGTACGCGGTCATTTCCAGATCCACCGGCGTGTCGTCGGTGATGTGCTTGCGCGAATCGTCTTCGCGCGGCACCTTCAGGCCGGGGGCGGCTTTCACGAGCATTTCAGGGGCTCCTTCAAGATCTCAGGGTGATCAGGTCGCTGGTGTCGACTTCCTCGTCGCCAGGCTTGATCAGGTAGTTCAGGCCGATGCGCAGCAGGTCATCGTTGCCGCTGTTGTCGTCGGGGATCTCCTCGACCCAGGTGGTGCTGAACGCCTGCGCGTAGATCGCCATCGCGTCTCGCTGCGCCATGCCCTTCATCACCGAGCGGATCGCGCCAGGCGTGAGCGGCTGAATGGCCAGCCCCAGCTTCTGGTTGGCCAGCGCGAGCTTGTTGTCTTCGATCAGCTGGTACACGCCCACGTCGCGCGCCTCCAAAGGACCGCCCATGCGGCCATCGTTTTCTCCGAGGGAGCGCTGTGCACTCAGCACCTCGAAGTTGCCTGTGAGGCGGAAGCGTCGGCGGCTGATGCGGGTCGATTCGGTCACCTTGTCGAAGGTCACCCAGGCGGCCGGCACCGTGCGCACCCAGCCGAAAAGCTCGTCGTCGAGCTGGGCGCCGTAGCTCTCGATCGTCAGTCCGGCGTAGGGCCGGCTGACAGTGCGCAGGCGCGCCAGCATGGCCTGTTCGATCTGCTGGATGGGGCTGGTCACAGCACCCCCGGCAGGTCGCCGAACATCCGCTCACCGGTGCGCACGGCCGTGGCGCCGCCCGTGGGCGCGGGGCCACCGCTTCCGGCGAGCCGCAGATCGCCCAACAGGATGTCGCCCTTCGCAACGCCTTCCAGGAAGCGCACGGCGTCCTTGTAGCGGTTGCGGATCTCTTCGGTGGGCATGATCTCGGTGCCCGTGGCGTGATAGCGGGCCACGTCGACCACGACACGCACCAGCGCTTTCGGTGTGACGGCAGGTTGCCCGTCAGAGCCGACGAGGGGCAGCAGATAGCGGCGCCCCACATGCCCGTTGACCTCGTCCTCGGCCTCGGCGAGCAGGCGCGCCAGCTCGACCAGGTCGGGCGACCCGGTCTTGGCACGATCGCTGATCGCGACGGCTTCCCGCTCGCCCAGGCGGGCGATCAGGTCTTGAGGCGTGGCGTAGGGCATCGTGGTGCGCCTTACTCGGGCTTGGCCGCCTTGGCGGCGACGGGCTTGACCACCTGGGGGCCGAGCTCGATCGCCTGCTCCTCGGTCAGCTCGACCGTGTCGCCGGGAACGTAGTCCTCGTTGTCCAGCGACAGGTTGCTGATCACCTCGAAGGTCGCGGTGGGGCCGGCTTCTGCGGCGGTACGTTTGCGGGTTGCCATCGTCATGCCCCCTTACGCCACGGCGTTCTGGAAGAAGCAGCCGACCTCCTGGAAGGCCACCAGCTCCTTGACGTGCTCGCCCACGCGCACCCATTCGCCGCCGTCCAGGCCGATCTTGGCGTCGGGGATGGTGCCGGAGACCATATCGCCCCATTGGGCGGTAAAGGCGAAGGTCGGCAAGCCGCCCTTGGTGTCACGCACCGACTTGTCGATGCGCAGGAAGGCCGCATGCTTGCCCCACAGCCGCGCATAGGACGCCGCTTGACCCTTCTTGGAGGCGTTGACGAAGCTCTCTCCGACCATGATGTCGTCCAGTTCCAGCAGATCGGCCACCGCCTTGCGCTGGATGACGCCGGCCGCTGCGGCACCACCCATGCCACGATCGGCGTTGAGCACGGCAGCAACCACCTTCGGGTGCATCCGCAGCTTCGTCCACACGGCACGCCCGACGACGCCGATGTTGGGTCGCACCAGCATCGAGTCGAACATGGTGAGGATCGAGCTGACGGGATCGCTGTTGGCGTAGTCGCTCCATTGGCTGGTGCCGGCGAGCGTGGTGCGCAAGCTGGCGGCGTATGTGCCCAGGGAGAAGTACAGGTCAGCCACGCGCTTCTCGCGAGCCATCCTCACCAGCAGCGCGGTGCGCTCTGCCGCAGCGTCGCGGGGGTCGTAGTTCGTGCCCTCGGCGTTCTTGATGTCCTTGTTGGGCACGGGATCGTCGAGGCCATAGTCCTCGGTGGAGTCGTTCACGTCGGTGCCGCCGAATTCGACCGTGTTGGGTGCGCCTGTGCGGCCGACGCGGACATCGGGAATCGTGAACACTTCGTCCGTTGCGAACTTGGTGTAGATGAACTTCTCGGCCGGCACCGGGACACGGGGGCAGACCTCGTCGGCGATGAAGCCCGTGGGCTTGATGCCCATCGCGATCTGCGTGAGACGCGGCTGGACTGTGAACGGAGCGGTGTTGGTGCTCATTGGTTTCCTTCAGGTTGAGACGTGATCAGCCCTGCATCACGCACGGCGAGATGAAGACCGAGCCGATGTCGCCCAAGGCGCCCGCGACCTCGGCAAAGCCGATCAGGCGGACGTTGGAACCTGCAGCCGGTGCGGCCACGACGGCTCGGCCGGTGGCGTCGCTCGTGAGCGGGTCGCCTGCGGCCACGTTGCCGCCGTACTCGACCTCGGCGATGCCGAGGCGCACGCCGTCGATACGATCGCCCGCCACGGCGGCGGCGATGCGGCCGGTGATGCCGACCAGCTTGTCGGTTGCGGCCGCACCGACCAGGATGCCGCCGTCGGCCGCACCGAACTTGAAGATGCGGTAGGCGGGGATGGCGCCCTCGGCGCTGTAGTTCTTGCTGAACAGTTCGTTGCGCATTGCGCTCACTCCTTGTCGGTGCCGGCCTGGACGGCGTCGATCGCCTGGCCCATGCTGATGTGCTGGCCCTTGGCGGCCAGGCGGTTGCGGTAGTCAGCCGCGCGGTCCGAGACCTGGCGGTCGGTCATTGCCTTCTCTGCGCCGCCCTTGCGGGCGACCTCGCCAAAGCTCACGATTTCCGGCAGGGCCTGCAGCTGCTCGCGCAGCACCTCGTGCAGGGGGCGCGCGGCCTCGCCGTCACCGAAGCTCACGCATGCGGAGTCAACCGGCGTGGCGAGGTGATCCAGCGAGGCCACGAGCACTTCTTTGGCACCAGCAGGCCAGCGAGCCTGGGTGATCAGCGTGTCGGCGAAGCTCACATGCTCCGCGTGGCGCTTGTCCGCCTGGCGCGTGCGCTCGGCGTCCTGCAGCGTCTGGATCTGCTTCTTGGCAGCGTCCAGCTCGGTCTGCAGCTGTTCGGGGGTCTTCGGTGTGGCCATGTGCTCCTGTTGAGTGGCGGATGGGGAATCGGCGAAGGAAGCGCTGCCGAAGGGGCGCGTGGAATCGTTCTGCTCGGCCGCACGCTGGCTGACCCTGCGCAGGTCCTCGATCTCCCAGTCAGGCAGCAGTTGGTCAGCGACCTCCGGCCCCTCCTTGCTGATGAGCCAGTCGCGCAGCCCGCGAAACATCCGCGCGATGCCGGCACCGCTGAAGGCAGGGAGATCGCCATCGGCGAAGGAAACCGTCACGACGCCGTCGTCCGCATCGGCAAAGCTGATGACCTTGCCGTTCAGCCCCTTCAGCGCTGGCGTGGCTCCGCCGAGGTAGCCGACGTGCCGCAGGTACCACTTCCCCGGTGTGGGGTTGTTGGGTGCGGTGGGGGTGAAGAAGCTGGCGCTGGGGTGCTTGAAACGTCCCTTGCGCCGCAGCTCGTTGAAATCAGGATCGACCTGATCTTCGACACCGACCAACTTCCCATCGGCGAAGCTGAGCTTGTCGATGAAGCCGAAGGCGGGAGAGTCCAGCTTGGGATGCCCCACCACAATGGGCGCTTCGCACAAATTCGGGTCGTAGGTAGCCACGACCTCGCGCAGGACGTCTTCCGTAAAGTCGACCACCACGCCTTCGACGCTGGTGGCTTTGCCGACTTTGGAGATGTTGATGGTTGCCATGCCGGCGACTTTGCCGGCCGGTGGCTCACCTGCGCAGAGTCACACGCGTCACGTCATCGCGGCGGCGATGCAAGCCCGTTGCTGGCGATGGCTCGGTTGTAGAAGCGCTGCGACTCTTCGACGATGTCGCGCAGATCTCGCGGCGTCATGCGCAGCGCGTTGCGCGCCGGGATCTTGCTGCCAGGGTGCTTGACCTGGCGCACCACGATGCCCCCGAACGACAGAGCGCGCTTGTTTCGGGCCCGGATCACATGCGGCTTGGTCTGCCCGCCGAGGAACTGGATCGCGGCGTAGATCTTGTTGGTGCCGACCGTGGCTGTGTTGGAGTCCGACTGCCGGACCATCGACGAGGCGAGCTGGCCGGAGCGCTGCAGGATCTTGCCCGGCCAGGTGCCTTCCTTGGCTCGGGCCAGCTTGGTGCCGGGATGCAGATCGACCCACGCGGGGCGCCCCTGCTGCTCGAAGTTGTCCTCGACGGCGCGCATCATGATCCCGGCCACCGAACGCATGAGCGGCCGCTTGTCGGCCATCTGGTTCGCGGCGCGCTGCATCGCGGCGAGGACTGGCTTGTATTCGATGCCGAACTGGATCACCGGGTCTTCGCCTTCCGCTCGAAGTTCTGCACGCGCGCGCCGCCAGGCTGTGCCTGCAGGTCGAGGGTGTAGATCGCATCGGGCTCATCCAGAACCAGCCAGCGGTCATCGAGATCCGTCGCCAGCACGCCGCGCTCGAGCACGTCGGGGATGCGACGGTAGTCATCCACACCAAGCCTGGTCCTGGCGAGCTGCTGCCGCTTGACCAGCTCAGCGCCCAAGGTAACCACGGCGCCGTCGAGATCCAACTCGGCCTGGCGCGCGGGCGCCGCGATGCCGACCGGGAAGCTGCCCTCGGGCGCCTTGGCCTGGACGAAGCGCTCAAAGGCTGGCCCTTGCACGGCAGTCTCGACGTAGCGCTTGGACAGCTGCACGTCGTTCGCTGCCAGCGAGGGCTGCCAGGTCGCGGCCGCCGGGTTGTTGCTGAAACCTGCGTCCGGCTGGAACTTTCCACCAGGTAGCGACTTGTCGTTGTAGCGCGTGACGCTCGCGCTGCCGCCCGAGCGCAGTGGAACCTGAACCTCCTGCAGCTTTCCTTCTGTGCTGTCGACCTGCAGCTTGCGCCGGGTGATGTCGGTCTTCGAGAAGTTGCGCACGCGGCACCGGCAGTTGAAGCCGCACGGCGGGTAGAAGGTCTTCCAGCCCGGATCGTCGTACATGAAGATCTTGCCGTTCATCGCGCGATGCGCCGGCCGTGTCTTCGCGTCGAGGATGGCCACGTACTGCCAGTACGGCCGCTCCTCGGCCTCCTCGATCATGTCCGCGTAGCGCCCGGCCATGTAGGCGCTCTGCATGTTGGTCTGAAAGATGGTTCTAAGGCGCGTGGGTGTCAGGCCCTTGGCGATGACACCCTCGGCGTCGACGCGGCCAGCGGCCTGCAGCTCGGCCGTGGTGCCCGAGCGCCCCCACCAGCCCTTGCGCTGCAGTTCGGGCACCAGACCGTCTTTCCACTGCTGCAGCGTCTGGCCGTTCTTGAGCGCCTTGGCCAGCGAGTCCTGCATGTCCTGGAGCACATCCAGCTTCGCCACGTTCGCGGCGGTGAAGCCGCGCGCGTGCTGCCCGTCGAGCCACTCGGTCCACGGCCCGGTCACCTGGGCCTGCTTGGCCTGTAGGTGTTCGATCGCCTTCTCGGGAGGCAGGCCGATGGCGAAGCTGGCATCCGCCGCGGAGATCGTCAATCGCGAACTCCCAGCTTGCGCTCCACCACCCGGCGCGCCAGATCCGTGTTGTGGACCTTGCAGATGTGCGCGGCAATTTCGGCGGCGCTCTCCTTGTCGCGGTCGTTGTCACTGAGCGGCGACAGCAGGTCAACCACGAACTCTCCGCCATGCGGATCCTCGCATCCAGCGTTGATCCAGGTGCCGTCGCCCCAAGGGGCACCCACCGGAAACCAGGGCTGGTCGATCACCTTGGGCTTCATTGCGCCGCTCCTTGCACCGAATCACGGCCGACCAGGTCGGCCACGAAGAATGCCTGCGTCATCAGCTCCTGCAGGTCCGTGGCATCCATCTCGGGCCATGCAGCCTCCAGCGCCTGGCGCACCTCCTCGGGCGTGCCGGCCGACTCGATGGCGCGCAGGGCCGGCGCGAGCATCTTGCGCATGGCGGCCGTGATGGCGTCCGCCGGCAACTGCTCGATCGCCGCGTCGACCACGGCCTGGTCGACCGGCACGCCACCGGTTGCGCCTGCGTCGGCCAGGTCCGCGAAGCTGGCGGTTTCGCCATCGGCCGGCAGGTCGCCGGGCGTTCCGCTCGCAGGGGCGGGTGCCGCCAGATCGCCAGGCTGCAGGTTGTACACGCGCTCGAAGTACTGCGTGGAGAAGTTCGCGCCCGCCCGCCGCAGCTTCTCGTCCCGTCCGGCCAGCACGTCGTCGACCTCTTCCTGTTCCCAGAAGCAGTACACCGGCGGCTCGGCACCCGGGAAGTTGACCTGGCAGAAAAGCCGCACGAGCTGGTTCAAGCCGTCTGCGACCATTTCCGCGTCGTCGTCGCGCAGATGCGCCTCGATACCGGCCGCCGCCTCGGCGCTGGCCTTGTTGCTCTGCATCTCCACCGACTGGTTGTTGCCGAGCAGCGCGATGCTGATCTCGCTGCGGCAGAACATCAGCAGCTCCTTGTACATCTCGGCGCTGGCCGTGCTGCCAGTCTGCAGCAGCTCGACGCTGGCATCGTCAGGGATGACGGCCACGGCATCGCGCACCATGCGCGCGAGCTTCTCCGCAAGGTCATTGACCTCCGTCTCCTTGGTCTGGCGCGGCAGCTTGCCCACGGCCCAGGGCATGCCGTACTTCTCGGTGAAGGCCACCCAGAACTTCAGGCCGCCGCGTTTGAAGGCAACGGCCCAGAAGCATGCAGCCAGGTCGGCCTCGCCGAAGGGGTTCTCCCAGCTGCGCATCTTGCCGACCACGATGAACTTGCGCGGATCCACCGGGATGCCCGCGATGTTGGACCTCGGCTTGAAGCGCAGCGATGCGTCCGTCGCGTCGAAGCCGAACCACTCCCCGGGCTTGCAGATCAGGTCCGGTACCAAAAGGCCATCGGCGTTGCGCCACATCACCTCTCCCACGCGATAGCCGAAGAACGCGCCGTCGTTGAGATCGCGCACCAGTTGCTGGACGTTGAGCTTGCCGATGAAGGTTTCGCAGGCCTTGAGCACCCGTGCCGGCGTGTTCGACCGCTCCCGGTCGAAGCCGCGCTCCATCGCCAGGACCGCCGAAGAGCGGCGGCGGCGGATCCCCTTGATCAGCGGGTCGACCAGCAGGTTGCGGTAGACGTGCTGGTCCTGGCCCATCGCCTTCAGGATCGGGTCGGGGTTCGGCAGCAGGCCCATGAAGCCCGACAGATCGCCGGCCGCCAGGCGGGTCGCGATCTGGCCGGACAGGCCGCTGGCAGTCATCGGATCCCGGTCGGCGAACGACCGAAATTCGGTTGGGGAAATCCACAATCCGGAATTCATAGGCTTTCTCCGGTCCAAAAGTGCGCCACCGGCGCGTTTTGAGGCCTTAAGTGCGTCTTCAAAGATTTTTCTGGGGGGATGGGTGCGTCAGGGGCGCCGAGGCACCGATTTGGGGCCGGCCGGAAATCGGTCATGACAGGTACCCTTTGAGCTGGTTGTTGGCCGAGATGGATGCAGCCGCCGGCCGACTGGCCACACGGACCGGCCCAGCGGCCGTCTCGGTGGCATGTTGGGCCAGGGCAAGCGCCCAGAATCGGTCGGCGTGGCCGTCCGGCGTGCTCTCGGCCACGAATCGGATGTTGCCGGCCGGCGTGGTCACCTTCTGGACCTTGCGCAGGTCGGCGCGGATCTTGGGGTCTTCGGGGATCCGAATCTTCCGGTCTTCCATCGCCCCCTTAAGGGGGTAGGCCAGCGCCTCTTTGACCTGGCCGGTGAAGCTGACGCCCTCGATGCGCGACTCGCCGAACTTGTCCTGCGCGTCATCGACCCAGCCGATGCCCAGACCGGTCTGGTCGATGCACACCCGCTTGCAGATCTCGAACCACGGCCACAGGATCTTCTCCTGATCGCTCTTGCGCATCTTTTCCAGCGTCTCGACATGGCGGGTATAAAGCACGTCACCGAGCTGCTCGACCACCCACAGCACCGTCAGATCCTTCTTGCGTCCGATGTCCACGCCCGCGTACAGCGGACCAGTGAATGGGCCTTCAAGGCCGCGCCGCCAGTCCACCCCGCCCAGGTACTCGCATGCGGTGATAAGGCCGTATTCCAGGAACTTGGCATCGTCGTCGGCCGGGATGCACTGGTATTCCTGATCGAACGACTCCTCATCGGCTGCGCCGTTCTTGACGAAGTCGAAGTACTCGGCCTCGTCCATGCTCTGCTGTTCGGCGTCCTTGGGCAGCGCCTGCTGCAGCTTGAAGAGGAACCCTTGCTCCAGCGCATCCTGCAGCGTGACGCGGTGCAGGCTGATGCGCTTTGGATTGCCGCCGTGGCGAGCCTCTCGCACTAACTGGTTGAAGAAGCTGTGCGAACCGCGGTGCGTGCTGACCAGCTCCATGCTGCCGCCCCAGGTGATGCCGGGGTAGGCAATCGCCCAAAGCTTTCGCTGATCGGCATGTAGAGCGAATTCGTCCAGGATGCGGCTGCCGCGCTTGCCAGCCTGTGCATCTGGGTTGCTCGACATGCTGTGGATGCGGCGGCCGCTGGCGAACTGCAGCACGTAAGCGCTGATGCGCTTCTCGGCGTCGAGCACCACTTCGCCGAGATCCTTCGCCGCGCGGTTCATCACGCCGGCCCACAGCTTGCAGTCTTCGATGAACAGGCGCGCCTGGATGTCGTCGCGGCTGCTCACCCATTCGTCGTGCCGGGCGCCCTGTGCGGCCGCGCGCTCGTCAGCACCGTACGCCGTCGACCAGCTGATGCCGATCTGGCGCGACTTCTCCATCAGCTTGATGCGCGACTCGTCCTTGATCCACTTCGACTGAAAGGGAAGGAAGATGGCGTCCCGGTCCTTCGGGATGCACTTGGCGCGGCCCTTGAGTGTGCTCATGTTCAAACGATGCCCAGCGCCTCACGGATGGCGGCTTTGGTGTCAGGTGTCACGCCACCCTTGTTCGGCATGGCTTCGAGCTTGGCGCGCTGTTCCTCCAGCAGCTCGCGCCGGGCCTCGGCCCTAGCTTCGGCCGCCCAGCGCTTCTGACTGACCGAGCTGCGCGTCATGTCGGCTACCGAGCGAGAGAACTTCGTGAGGTCGACCGTCTTGGGGTCGACCTCCAGATCCATCAGGATGCTGAACATCTTGTCCTGCGTGAGACGCACCAGCGCCTCGCTCATCGCGCCTTCATCGTCGGGGCTGGCCGCCACGATCGCGCGGGCCTGCTCGGTGCTGGCCTTCAACTGCGCCATGCGCTCTTCGAACTTGCTGCCATAGCGATGCAGCGAGCTCTTCGAGATCGCCGCACCCTTGGCCTTGAGGTCGACAGCCAGGGCGACGTAGTCGCTGAAGCCGCGCTTTACCAACTCGTCGTCAAGCCATTCCTTCAGCTCGCGCGGCAGCGCGTCGACGGTACTCCGCTTGGGCATCGGTCATCCTTGGGTGATGGCTGGACGCGAGATACCCGGCTGGGCATCGATCGTGTACTCGACGAACTCGATGCCCGTGCGAGTGAGATCGACCATCCAGCGATCGAGCGGATCCTTGACGATGTGCACCATCTCGCGTTCTTCCAAGTAGTCCAGCTCGCGCCGGATCTCGTGGTGCGTGGCATCCTGGTAAACAGACTGGACGATAGGCAGCAGCGCCTCGGTGTACATGCCATAGGGGCGTGAGAGGTTCACGGCCGAGAGCAAATGCCAACGAATCGACTCGCGGCGGATCTTCTGGAGCAGGATGCTCATGGGGCTCACTCCTTGCCTTGTGCCAGCGCGCGTTCCATGCGCAAAGCGAAGTTGTCGATCCGGGTTTCGATGGTGGCCACGGCTCGCACGAAGTCGTCGCGGCGAACGTAGTCCCTCGGCAGCTCGGCCTGGAAACGCAGGAACGAGGTTTCGAGCACCCGCGTGGCATCCGCTTCGCGCCGCAGATCGTCACTCACGCCCTGCATGGTCCGTTGGAACAGCTCGAACTTCTCGGCGAGGCGCCGTTCCTGCTGCACCGCAAGGATCTTGACCAGCCCCCACAACGCGCCGATGAAGAAGCCGGCGATCGTGATCAGATGGCCGGTGGTAATGGTGAAGTCGAGGCTCATTGGCTTTCGTGGTCTGGCAGGAGTGAGGCCGCGCTCGCGCGACATACGTTGATGGCGTCGGCCTGCAGGCCGATCACCTGGTCGCGGAGTTCGTCAGCTGCTGCTGCCACTGACTGATATCGCGTTGCGCAGCTTCCGAGAAGCTCTCGGCTGGCGGCGGCTTCGCGAGCGAGGGCTGCAACGCAGGCAGCGTCACAGGCTTGGGGCAGCTCACGCCGGTTGAGGGCTTCAATGGTTGCGAGCAGGCGACTACGCTCAGTAGCGGCAGCAGCATCGCGAGCAGTGCGAAGGGCTGCCAGGCGGGCTTGTTCATCGGCATTCCTCTCGGAGTTCTTCATTCGGATCAGCAGATCCGCATTGGCCTGGCGCTGCAGCTGCGCGCTGGCTTCGAGGTCGACGCGCGTCTGGGCATCCCAGCGCGCCTGCACGTTGGCCTCGCCCACGCCGATGAAGTGCGCGCGCAGCGTCAGGCCGGCGGCCACCACAGCAGCGCCGATCGCGGCGAAGATGGCGAGGCGGATCCAGTTCATTGCGGATCGCCGCCCACGGACTTGTCGGCAGGCACTCTCCCGACATCGACACCCGGCTGATCACGAAGCCGCAGGAGGATGATGGCCAGCGCGATTGCGCCTGTCACATAGGGCCACCACGCCGGCGGCACCACGGCTTGCACGATGGGCAGAAGGTCGGCTTGCACCGCAGAAAGGAAGGCGAGCGCAGCTGCAGCCTGGACGGTATTCAGCCGCCACGCCTGGCGCCAGTTGCTCACCGGTCGAAACCAGGCCCGCGCGCGCGCCAGTTGCTTCCAGATGGCCTTTGCCAGACTCACGGTGGCGCCGCGTCTCATGCGCGCCCCCGACCACGCGCACGATGGCGCACAACGTTCCGCTTCTTGGCCGCGACGCGCTGAGCATGGCGGTTGCTCCAGCCGTAGGAAGCGCGCCTGGCCGAGCGCTGGCCGCCGAAGCCTCCCGAGAAAACCGGCAGGATGGCCCGACCACGCCGTGCGGTCGCAGGCGGCCCAGCGCGCTCGACCTGGTTGGTGATGGCGGCCGGGCTCGCGAAGATCGCGCTGAACGCCAGCGCGCTCGCAACGAGGGAGGATCGACCAAGCATTTCAGTCCTTTCGAAGTTCGTTCAAACGATGCCGAGGGCTTCTTTGGCGATCTCCCAGCGTTGCAGGCGATCGGCGTACCCGTTGAGGCCGCCGTTGATGCGGCGGGTGATCAGTTCGAAGTTGCCGGAGTCGGCCAAGGCGTTGAGCCCCCTCATGTCCCAGAAATCGGCGGCGCTGTAGGCACCCCACTCGGGCTCGGTGAGCTTTTCGGGCTGGTCTTCGAAGTTCGGTACACGGGTGCCGAAGCGCACGCGCAGGCGATCGCGCACCTTGGCGCAGTTGGCCCTGCCAGTGGTGCCCGTAGGTCCGTGCGCTCGGTAGCGCCAGCCGTCCCCCGGCTGGGTGTTGCCCAGGTTGACCCGCCCCCACTCGCCGCCGTAGATGCGATTGGCGATCTCCACCTGGTCGGCGGGGTGTGCAGCGGTTCGCCCGTAGGTGAGCGCGTCGAGCTTGCTGATGCGATCGCGAGAGAACTTCGCGATCAGCGCGTCAGCGGAGTAGTTGAGGTTCTCGACCAGGCGGCTCAGCCCGGCCGACTCGTGGCCGAGCTGCGCAAGGAACGCAGCCTGGCGCTGGGCGGTGTTGATCGCGTAGGCAACCATCGCCGCGTTGAGGTACACAACGAAGGGCTCCGCACGCTGCGAGGCAGCGCCGGTGCAGGTGGCGATCTGTTGAAGAGAGAGCATGCCCGGCAGGATGCCGGGCGAGGGAGGATCAAGGCAGAGTGACGGCCGTCACTCCGCACGTGAGTCGGTCAAGGCGAAGGCAGTTGCGACTCGATACTCACGACCAATGCGCCAGCTTGACGCGCCTGGTCGGCGTTGAGGCGCCCGCAGTACAGATCCTTGTTTGACACGTCTCCTGCGTGCGCCTTGTCAGCGTGGCGCTTCAAGATGACGGCATACCACGCGCATCCTACGATCGCCGCAGGCGGCTGTTCGCGAGCAGCTTCAGACGCCCAGACATACGCGAAATTGCGCATCGCCTGGTAGTCGCCCTTGCGCGCAGCAGCTTCGCTTGATTTGAGGCGACCCTGCACCGGCGACGAGAGTTGCTGTTCCAGCTTGACGACATCCAGTGGCTGGCTGTGGGCAACCGCCGTCAACACGGAGAGCGCCAGTCCCAAGAAGGCATGCAATTTCATTCTTCCCCCATCAGTACAGTGTGATGCCCGCCCAACGCGCGCGGCCCAGAATCTCGAAGTCCCGTTCGCCATCGTCATCCGCAGTGATGTCGAACGGGGGGAATTCCGCCTGGTTCTTGCTCGATACACGAAGCGTTCGCCCAGGCAGGCGTTGAAGGCTCTTGATCAGAAGCGCGCCATCGAGGCGGACCATATGGACGCCCTCCGTTGTCGCATCGCGATCTCTTCGATCCAGCATTGCAACATCGCTTGGATGCAGCAGCGGCTCCATCGATCGGCCTCGCACACCAACCAACGCCAGTTCATTGTGAGAGATGCCTAGCGCGTGGCGGATGTACGTTCGCTCGAAGGGGCGCATGGCCTTGACCAATTCCAGATCGTTGAAGACGCCTGGACCGGCGCTCGCTGCGACATCGAAGTGCGGAACGTAGATGTAGTCCCCGACCTCGACCGCCAGCAGGGACACGGGCACGGACTCCGCCGCGTAGGCCCGTGCGGGCAGCACTTCTGTGCCGTCTGAGTTTCCAGATTCGAAGCTGCCTTGAGGAAACGGCGAGCCCAGAAGAAGCCATGCGGCAGAAACGTTAGTTGCCTTCGCGATCTTGAGGATCAGGGAGGCATCGGGCACGGCCTTGCCTCTCTCGATCTTGCTCACGGTGTTGCTGTGGACGCCGATGGCATCGGCAAGGTCTTGCTGAGCGGTCGCCCCGCGTGCCAGCTTCACCCGTGCGCCAATGGCGCTCGCCACGTCCAAACCGTCTGCGGCGTCTTCCCCGTCCGCACTCACTCCTAGGGCATGGCGTTGTGCGGCTACTTCACTCTTAATTGTGTCCATAAACACAATTAGATGTTGGCGCGATGGGCGGGTCAACTGTAAATCCATACATACGGTCAACCGGGGAAGCCCTTGGAGTGAGCATCTAACAAAAAAAGTTAGCTGAGCGGCTTTTGAATTCACTCCATTGTGTTTATGATGACAATCATGGACACACAAATGGTTGAGTCATCTCAGGACTGGCACCCCGCCGACGTGGTGGCGGCCCTCCGAAAGGTGGGCACATCACTCAACAAGATTGGCAAAGCCAACGGCTATACACACATTCAAGGGGTTCTCGTTCGCCCTTGGTGGGCGGTGGAACAGCTCGTCGCCGGCGCGCTGCAACTTCCCCCGGCTGAGATCTGGCCATCCCGCTATGCGCCTGGCGTCTCACGCGAGCACGCAAAGAAGCTGACGCGCAACCGGCGCGCCCTGCGTGAGATCCGCCGGAGGGCCGCGTGACCGCATACGCCACAGCATCGGACTTGGCCGGGCTGCCCGGCTTCCCCTCATCCGAGTTTCGCGCCCGGGCGGCAGCTGCTCGCCTCGGACTTCCCAGCCGCCCCCGCCCTGGACGTGGCGGCGGGCTCGAATATGCGGTCGAGGCTTTGCCCCCCGCCGCCCGGCTCGCATGGGCTGCACGCTGTTCCGCGGCGAACGAAGGCCAGATGGCCTCCACGCAGACCGCGTCCCAAGCGCGCGCATCAGCTTCCCGTGGGCCGGCGCTGGTCACGGGCTGGCGCAAGGACCGCCAGGACGCCATCGCGCGTGTCCTTGTGCTCTTTCAGCGGTTCTGGCAGGCCTACGGTGGCCCGCTCACACCAGCGCTGAAGGCTTTCTGCCACGCCTGGAGCGGCGGTCTCTGCTCGATCGACATCCCGGCCGAAGCGTCCCTGCGCGAAGCCTTCCCCCGCATCACCTTCAGCAGCCTGCGCGCCTGGCACCTTGGCGTGCAGGAGAAGGGGCTGGCGGCGATCACCCCACGCGAGCATCACCGCAAAGGCCAATACGCCGCGCTGGCCGGCGAGGTCGGCAACGCGATGCTCGCCCTCCTGATCGACAAGCCGCACCTCTCGGCGCAGACCCTGTACGACGCGCTGGCGACCCAGTTCCCCAACCTTCCCACCGTGCGCTCATTCCGCCGCGCGCTGGGGTACTGGAAATCGCAGAACGCCCAGTTGCTCGAAGCCGTCGTCAACCCGGATGGCTGGCGCAACAAGTACATGAGCGCCGCTGGCAGCTACAGCGAGGGCATCACCGCGCCCAACCAGAAGTGGGAGATGGACAGCACAGTGGGTGACGTGATGCTCAACGATGGCCGGCGCCACCACGTGGTCGGCGTGATCGACGTCTTCACACGCCGCCGCCTGTTCATCGTCACGCGCACCAGCCGCGCCAACGCGATCATGAGCCTGATCCGGCTGGCGGTCCTGGCCTGGGGCGTGCCTGAAGAGATCAAGACCGACAACGGTGCCGACTACGTTGCCGAGGTTCTCGATTCCGCGCTGCTTGGCTTGAACATCAAGCACTCGCTGTGCCACAAGTTCTCTCCGCACGAGAAGCCGCACATCGAGCGTGCCATCGGCTCGCTGATGCACCAGCTGTTCGAGACGTTGGGCGGATACATCGGCCACAGCGTCGCCGAGCGCAAGGGCATCGAGGCCCGCAAGGGCTTTGCCGATCGGATCATGAAGGATGAATCCTTCACGGTGGAGATGCGGCTGTCGCCCGAGCAGTTGCAGGGCGAGATCGAGGCGTACTGCAATCACCTGCTCGACAAGCCGCGCAGCTACCTTGCCGACCGCACGCCTCGCCAGATGGCCACGGGCTTTCCGGTCAAGTCGATCAACGAACGTGCGCTCGACGTGCTGCTGGCGCCCAGCGCGCAAAAGGGCACTGCACGCGTTGGCAAGAAGGGGCTGAAGATCGGCCGTGGCGGCTTCTACAACCATGCGCTGCTCGGCGGCATGGAAGGCCAGACAGTCCAGATCAAGATCGACGATTCGAACATCGGCCGCTGCTGGGTGTTCGACCTGGACGGCATCTTCGTCTGCGAGGCACTCGACTACGCCCGCCTGGGCATCAACAGCGCCGAGGTCGCGGCCGAGCGCAAGGCGCATCAGGTCAAGGTGCTGCGCGAATCCAAGAAGCAGCTCAAGGCTCTCACCCGCGAATTCGATACGAACGCCGCCATCGCGGCCATCAACCGCCGCAACACAGACGCGGCCGTCGAGGCCTCCAACGTCGTATCGATCCACCGCACGCCGGTGGAACACACCAGCCCGACCATCGAGTCGATCACTGCCGCAGATGCGCCGGTCGTGAGCGACGCGCAGATCGCCGCCGCACAGGTGGCGCTGGTCGAGCGCCTATCCAAGCCGGCGGAAGTGAAGCCTTTGCACGCCACGCCGCAGGAGCGCTACGCGCGCTGGCTGCTGCAGGAGGCGCGCGTGCAGCGCGGCGAAGCGCTCACCCCCGAAGAAAAGAACTGGTTTGAAGGCTACGTGAACGGTGCCGAGTGGGCATCGCAGCGGCGCTATTTCGAGACGTTCGGGCTCACCCCCGAGCAGATGCTCGCCGGCTGAGCGATCAGGCGACGGGCAAAAAAACGCCCGGCAAGGCTGGCAGGCCGAACCGGGCAAGCACATGAAGTGAAGGAACGAAGTATGACAAAGAAATTGGCAACAGCGGGTGGCGCGATCGCACCGACCAGCAACATCAGCCTCATCCACACCACGATGGAAGCGCTGACGGACCGCTCCGCCGGCCTGCCAGGCATCGGTGCCTTCTACGGCCCCAGTGGCCTCGGGAAGAGTTCCGGTGCCAGCTACGCCAGCCACCCGGCCGGTTTCAACGGCATCTACGTGTGCTGCCGCAGCATCGAGACCAAGAAGAGCTTCGCCGAACTGATCTGCAAGTCCATCGGCATCCAGGCGCGAGGCAACGTGCCGGCCATCTTCGACGAGATCGTGCAGGTGCTCGTGTCCTGCAACCGGCCGCTGATCGTGGACGAGGTCGACTACATCGTCGACACCCGCACCCTGGAATTCATTCGCGACCTGCACGACGCCTCGGGCGCGGCCGTGCTGCTGATCGGCGAAGAGCACCTGCCCACCAAGCTCAAGAAGCACGAGCGCTTCGACAACCGCGTGCTCGTCTGGCAGCCGGCCGTGCGCTGCACGGGCTCCGACTTCGACCAGCTCGCCAAGCAGTACATCGGCGACATCGAGATCGCGCCCGACTTGAAGAAGCGCGTGCTTCAGGAGACCAACGGCATCACGCGCCGCGTCGTGGTCAACCTGGAGAACATCAAGCGCTGGTGCGATCGCCAGGGCACCAAGGTCGCGCCGGCCGACGCGCAGGTCGAGCTGTATACCGGCGCCGCACCGGGCCGGAGGATCGGCTGATGGCCCGCCGCCCCATCGAGCATGAGGTGGTCGGCCTGCAGACGCCACGCGAGCGCGTGTGGCGCGCCATCCGCAAGCTGCGCACCTTCACGATGCTGCAGGTGCAGGACGCCACCGACCCGCTGGTGCCGGTCCATGCATGCGAGTCCTATGTGACCTGGCTGGTGACGGCCGGATACCTGGGCGTCGCGGAAGCGCACCGGACCAGGAGCGGCAATGGCAAGTACACCGAGCAGACCTATCGGCTGCTCAAGGACAGCTTCGAGGCTCCCCGGGTGACTCGCGCAGGCGAGCCCGTCTCGCAGGGCATGGCCAATCTGGCGATGTGGCGCGCGATGAAGATCCTGCGCGAATTCGACTGGGAGGACGTCTGCAGGGCGGCGAGCACGCAGACCTTTCAGGTCGCGCCGACCACCGCGTCGACCTACGTGCGCTTCCTGGCTCGCGCGGGCTACTTCCGCGAGCTGCGCAAGCCCAAGCCCGGTACGCCCGGCCGGTACCGCCTGGTGCGTGACACGGGGGCGCACGCGCCTGCGATCACTCGCCGCAAAACGGTCTTCGACCGCAACACGGGCGAGTTCACCTGGCAGCAGAGCCCGCAGGAGGTGTGCGATGGCATCGAGTAAGACGCCGCCGGCCAAGCCGCTGCCCACCGACGCGCTGGAGGCCCTGCAGAAGCTTTGCAGCGCGACCACCCAGGCAGCGGTCGCTCGGCGCCTCGGCGTGAGCGATGCGGCCGTCAGCGGGGCTCTCAAGGGCCGCTACATCGGCAACGTCGAGCGCCTGGCCGAGCGAATCCGCGGCGAGCTGCTCAACGCGGTGGTGGCGTGCCCAGTGCTGGGCTCCATCACCACGCGGATCTGCCAGGACGAGCGCGAGAAGCCTTTTCACACCGCCAACCCCATGCGGGTGCAGCTCTGGCGCGCGTGCAAGGGCTGCCCCAACAACCCGGCGAATTTCAAGGGAGGCAAGTGATGGCTTCGCGTTACGACCGCCCGCCGATGCCGTGGATTCGACGCCGTGCGCGCAGGCTGATGCGCCTGCCCGACGCACCGCGTCACGACGCGGTCCAGGCCGCTGCGATTGACTACCGCCTCTTCGTTGGCCGAGGCTCGGCCGCAACCGCAAGGAGACCCGCATGACCCTCATGACCCGTTTGTTTGCCGACGCCCGCAGTGCACGGCGCCTGCGCGCTGTACGCGCCGAGATCCGCCGCACCGACCGTGCCACGGCCAGGCGCTTCCGTCAAGACAACCCCGGCTACGACGATCTGTTGGACCCGCTGTTCATCGTAATCATGGTCCTCGCTGTGCTCGTGATCGTGCTGGACGTGCGTGGCGAAGGCGATGTCTCCTTCATCCTGACCTGGTTGCGTGCTGTCGCGTCAGCGGTGGGGAGCTGGGCATGAGCACTCCCGCGATCAACGCCCGCCGGCCGCACCTGACCAGCCCGACCCAGCGCGCCATCGTGCAGTACCTGCAGATGCATGGCGAGTGCTCGAAGGACGAACTGACAGCCGCGTTGCAGCGGTTCTCGACCTGGCGCATCACGGCCGACAGCGAGCCCGGCGCACACAGGAACTGGATGACCGATCACCTCGGCCGGCTGCGCGCGCAAGGCTACGTCTGCAAGCGCACCAACGAAGCCGGCGAGGTGGTGTGGTTCGTCGGCACCGAGCCGGTGGAAGGCGTGGCGTCTGTCCCCGAGTTTCAGCCGCCACCCACGGTTGCGGCACCACGCCACATCGACGTGATGTTCGGTGCGGTCTATCAGCCCGCCATGTCGGCGCCAGCGCGCGCCGGTGCAGCGGCCTACACGCAGATCCCAAGCCTGGTCGGCGGCCGGCGCGTCGCGTACCGCGCTCCGGTGTCCGAGCAGATCCACGCCATCTCCAGCTCCCAGGAGGAACCCTCGCAATGAAGACCATCGTGTTCACCGACCGTGCCAACCCTATGCCAGGAAAGCGGATCGATGAAATCTCCACGCTTTTGCATGAGCTGTTGAAGCGGTCTGAGGCCAATGATCCCGACGTGGCGCTCAACGCGCTGCTCGGCGCCTACGTCAACCTGGCACTGAAGACCAACCGGCTGCGCGGGGCCGCGAAAGCGATGCAGCAAGCCTCGTCGATCGCGCAGCAGGTCGCAAAGTCAAGCGAGGCAGAGGCGTCGCCCGGGGCGCAGCGCGACCCCATTCACGCTCCCGAGCTGGATGCTGGATTCGTCAACGCGACGAACGGGTTGATGGATCAGGTGGAAATGCTCTTCACGGGCAAGCCGCTCGACGTGGTGCAGACCGCGCTCCTCAATCTCTTCATGTACGTCGCGCGGCACAACCCCGCATGCACCGCCGTCAGCGCACAAGCCGCGCTCAGGGCATCCCAGGCGCTCACGGCGACCGCGACCAAGGCGGAACCTGGTGCAACGGTGCACTGAGGGCTCACCATGATGCAGATCACCTCCGCCCAGGTGCTGGCCGAGCTGCAGCACCACATCGGCAAGGCGAACGGGATCCACGTTCGAGAGCTGGTGCAGCGCATCACGGGCCAGGTCGCAAACCCCGACATGTTCCAGCGGCAAGTGCGCGACATCGTGGTCGAGCTGCGCAAGCAGGGCCTTCACATCTGCGCCACGCCCGCTGCCGGCTACTTCATGGCCGAGAGCGCGGAGGAACTGATCGAGACGTGCGTCTTCCTCTACGACCGCGCGATGACCACCCTGGTGCAGATCAGCGCGATGCAGGGCGTCTCGCTGCCCGACCTGCGTGGGCAGCTGCGCCTTCCCACCTGACCACTTTTTCACCTGGAGATCCATATGACCGAGAAGACCACTCACCCCGGCTACTGGGAAGACGCCAATGGTGCGCTGATCCCGACCAGCAAGATCAAGGAGATCGACAAGGACCGCCACCGCGTGGTGACCCAGCTCGTCGAGCAGGCCAAGGTCGAGAGTTCGCGACTGATGGCCTTCAAGACCACGGCCATGCAGGACGTGAACGATTTCATCGAGCGCAGCCTGAAGGCCTACGACGTCAAGCACGGGGGCAAGAAGGGCAACGTCACCCTGATCAGCTTCGACGGCCGTTTCAAGATCGTGCGTCAGATGCAGGAGTCGATCGTGTTCGACGAGCGCCTGCAGGCGGCCAAGGCACTGATCGACGAGTGCATCCAGACCTGGAGCAAGGGCAGCAGCCTCAACCTCAGGGTGCTGGTCAACGATGCCTTCCAGGTCGACCAGCAGGGCAAGATCAGCACGGGCCGCGTACTCGGTCTGCGCCGCCACGACATCGACGACGAGAAGTGGGTGCTGGCGATGAAGGCGATCAACGACAGCATGCAGGTCGCCAGCACCAAGCCCTACATCCGCTTCTACGAGCGCGATGACCGCTCGGGCGACTACTTCCCTGTCAGCCTGGATGTGGCGGCCGTATGAGCACCCTCTACACCCCAACGAAGGGCACGCTGCCCTGGAAGGTGATCGAGTTCCTGACCACCAACCCTGCCGAGACGCTGACCGTCGACGACATCAGCGTCAAGTTCGACGCGCCGGTGCGCGGCCTGCCGGCGTTGCTCACGCCGGCCGTCGAGTCGGGCGCTCTGGTGCGGCTCGAAGACGCCGAGGAAGACGAGATGGTGTATCGCCTCGGCAAGGGTCACCCGCAGATCAAGGCCCGCCCGAGCATCCATCCCAGTCTGGGCCCGGTGGGTACCGCGCTGACGGAGAAGAAGAAGCGTCATCGCATCTTCATCGACACGTCGAAGATCGAGATCAAGTCGGGCGTTCCGATCCCTCAACGTGCCGCGAACGGACGCACGGACTGGACGGCGCTGTTCGATCGCATGAAGAAAGACGACTGCGCCGAGCTGCCGATGTCTTCGCGAGGAACGATCCAGAAGTGCGTCAACGAGTATTCGAAGGCCACCGGCAAGGCGTTCACGATCCGTCGTATCAACGACGAGACGTTGGGCCTTTGGAGGGTCAGCTGATGGCCACCACGATCACAGCGATCGATACCAAGGTGCGCTATCTCAGTGGCGCCTACGTCACCAACACCGTGCGCGGGCGACGCTGCAGCTGCACGCATAGCGCTGAAGAAGCCGCGAAGCGGCTGGGCAAGAAGATCTTCGCCACCGGCTTTGTGCGCGTCGAAGAGCTAGAAGCGGCCCGCGCGGAAGCCGGCACTTCCGCCTGGCGCATCCACGGCAAGGAGGCTGCGTAGTGGCCACCCGTGGCGCCAGCAAGCCCAACCAGGCGATGTGCTGCCTGACGGTGGGCTTCGTGCAGATCCTGCTGCCCGCAGATGCGGGGCTCAAGGTTGTCGCGCTTCTGCGAGGCGCCGTTGAGGGGCACCTTCGCTACGACTCGACCGTCGACCGGATCTTCGAGATCGATGGCGAACTCGGCGTCGAGTACTGCGCCATTAAGGCTGGCCAGGTGCGCATGCCGAAGCCCCCGGCGGCGCCGCCGGCTCCGCTCGCCATCGGACACGAGTCGCTGAAGCTGCCTCATGTCTGAAACCCGTTTTCTCCTCGATCAGGTTCGGCCGACCACTGGCCGCTTGGTCTTCTCCCCAGTGCCTTCGGGCGCTGGGGCCTTTCTTGAAAGGTCTTCCGTGCCCAAAAAACTGACAGACGAAGAACTGCAGACCCTGCAGGACATCAACAGTGTCTTTCCTGCTGAGTTGGTGCAGCGAGCCGCGGCTGAGATCGCGTACCTGCGCTACCTGATCGGCAATCCGCACACCGAGGAGTTCCTCTCGGCGACCCTGTACGAGGCTGCGCATCAGCGCTATCACTTCGGCGAGGCCCACAACCGGGAAAAAAGTGCCGAGAACTGGTTCTGGCTGATCGGGCGACTCGTGGGCAAGTGCCTGCGCGCCGTCATCACGGGCGACAAAGAAAAGGCGCTGCATCACACCATCAGCTCGGCCGCCGCACTGGCGAACTGGTACCAGGCCATCAAGTTCGACAAGTCTGGCTGTGGCCAAGGGCTGGATGTCGACCTGCCATCGCTGGAAACGAGCGAAGCTGATGCGCATCACGTCGAGATGGGCAGCATTCTTCTTCGCACGGGGGTGAACGATGGGCACCGCTGATCGCAAGAAGCCCGCGAAGCTCCAGGTCAACATCTTCGCGTCGACCTGGAAGGACGTAGTGCGCTTTGACGCCGACAACGACTTCCAGTCGATGGAGGTGATGGATGCGGCGGCCACGCTCGGGAGGAACAGCTTCGACAGCCGCTCGCGCTTTCGGATCGTGCGCGAGGACCCCGCCTTCACCGGCCAGGACGCCGACGTGATGACCGAGTGGACGCCTGGCGAAGGCTGGAAGGCGGTGCAGCATGGATAACACCGTCATCGCCTTGTTCTGGTTTGTTGTTGCCTTCACCGTACTGGCCGCCGTGGCGTGGTTCTGCGGTTGGCAGCCGGTGGACATGCGCTCTGTGTTCCGAAAGGGCACGCCGGCTCACAGCGACGAACACGCGGCCTTCGAAAGCTACTGGGAGAAGGCTGGCGACGGCCGCTCGAAGATGGCCGCCTGGGCTGCCTGGAAGTTCCGGGCGAACACTGCGCGCCGGGCTGGCCCAGCGACGCCATCGGAGATCCTCGGCTCCCTGTTTGGCATCGCGGGCGCGTGGCTGCTCGCCACGCAGTTCCATCCGGCCTGGGGCTTCGGCGCGTTCCTTGTCAGCAATCTCGGCTGGATCGCCTTCAGCGCGACCTTGAGGCACCGCTGGCTGCTCGTGCAGCAGCTGTTCTTTCTGGGCTCGAGCCTCATCGGCTTGTGGAACTGGTGGCTCGGGCCGCTGGTGCTGGGGTGAGTCATGCGTGCACAGAGCATTCATCCACAACCTGCGCCCGACCAGGTCTTCGTCGTTGGGCACTGGTACCACGTGCCCTGCGTGTTCTTTCCCTACCTTGGCTACCCAGCACAGTGGTGGCCTGTCATTGGGCCGCGCCATACCGACGAGCGAATCATCGGTTTTTCCGACGAGCACTTCCATGTCGACATCCGGTTCGTCACTAAGGTGCAGCGCAGGATCATGGACGCCTATTGCGAGCATCGCCGCGACGGAGTGCATACCGTCTTCGCTTCGCCGATTGCACAGCGGTACCAATGGAGCGACTTTGGCCCTCCACACATCCCAGCGGAAGTGCCAACGATCAAGCGCAAGCAGTGCAAGTTTGTCTTTCCAGACTACACCGCCATCGGCCGCTGGCACCAGCCTTTGGAGGATGCCTACGAGTGCGCCAAGATGACCAACGGCATCTGCCCGCATCAAGGTGCGCCGCTATACGGCCTGGAAGTGCGCGATGGCGTAGTCACCTGTCCGCTCCACGGTCTGCGATGGAGTCTGAGCACCGGTGAGCTGGTGCGCCGAACGCTGCGCACTGAAGTGCACCAGCGGTGCGACGGAGAGTTGCAGTGAAACGCCGGCCTACCGTCCACATCGTGATGGCCTGCACGAACTACGAAGGTGACCGGCCCGTTCAAGCCTTTGCGAACGTTGAAGCCGCCCATCTCTTCAAAGTGGCCTTGGATGCGCATGTTCTCAAGCGTCCTATTCCGCCCGCCCAAGCCGTCGACACGCCAGAAAACGATGCCGAGTTCGAGGCGTGGGATCGGAAGACCAGACGCTGGCTGAAGCTCCATCCGGCAGGCGCGGACTTCGCCTACTACGACGACTTTGCAGTCATCGCGCTGCCCTACACGCCATGAAGCGCCAGTGCGACGCCTTCAACTGCTCTCGCGAAGTGGCTTCGGGCAGGTTCCTCTGCCTGAGTCACTGGCGCATGGTGCCCGTGGCCACGCAACAGGCCATCAACACGCGCTATCGCGCCTGCAGGGCCGACTTCGGCTTTCTCAGCGACCTTGTCTACCTGCAGGCCTGCGTCGATGCCATCGACGGCATCGCCAAGATCGAGTACGGCGCCGGGCACCAGGCTGGTCAGGGCTCGTACCACCGGCTGCTGCGCGTGGCGCAACGAAAGGCAACGGTATGACCGCACCGACCAAGCGACAACTGGCAGCAGCTCAGGTCCGCAGTCTTCGCGCCCTGCGCAAGAAGCTCCTGTCAATGGCTGCGCAGTGGGATGGTGTCGACCAGTTCAACCTCAGCACGCTGGAGGAGTTGGCCGACCGCTGCGAAACCGTGGCGACTGACATGCTTGACGACTCGTCATCGGAGGATTCCCGATGAGTCTCCATCTAGCGTGCCTCCCGAGCCACCGAAGCTTTCTTGCAACTGTCGATAAGCCCCTCAAGGCCCATGACGGCTGTGGAGAACGGCTGCGCAGCTCTAAGGAAGACGCCTGTTTGCGTGTCGTACTCAGCAACGAGGCGCTCGAACACATTGATTGCCAAGGCCGTGAGCCGTCGAAGACCGAAGGCGAGCCTGACTATTTCGACGTCGGGCAGTTCATGGATCGGTATCGCTTTCGCCGCGTCATAGACGTCGCCGAACGGCTCCTTGGCCAAGAACGACGATTTGCGGGTCTGCTCGTCGGTCTCCATTGTCAGAACCGCGGCTCGGGACTCAATCTCCAACACGAGCAGCCGAGCGAGGGTGGCGATCACCTCGATCAGCGCTCGTTGTTTGTCTCGCTCCACCTCAGCCGCGTGCGCGCGCGTTGCGCTGATTTGTGCCACTGCTATGGCCCCAGCGACGGCCAGTGCCGTGATGGCACCCCAGGCTTGTACCCAGGACGCACATTCGCTCCTCGACAAGCCGATGTTGATCAGCATGCAGGTCTGCCCGATCTCGTAGGCCATCTCAACCTCCAATGTTCGATGGATGCAGTATCGCCCGCGTCAGTCTTCGAGGTCGAACTGTCCCTGCAACGTCCGAATGATTCGCGCGATGTCGCGCCGGTGCGTGCTGCGGTCGGTCAGCACTGGCACTGTCCAGTTCGGACCGCCCTCGCCATCGCCGCCGGTACCGACAACGCCCCCACGGTGCACATCAGTGAGCTGGCCCCGGAGGTCGGGGATCGCCTCAATGCGCTCGATCAACATTTGCTGCAGTTCGACGGCGGAGCGTGTAGGTTTGAGTGCCACAGGAGATCGCGCCTATTCAACCGACCGGCGGTACTGGTTGCTCTTGATCAGTTCAAGCGCCATCTCAGCCTTGTGACGTGCATCGGCGACGTGGCTATCGGACGCGCGTTCTGCAAACCGAGCAGCCAGGTCATTGCCCAGCTCGAGTCGCTTTGCTGCAGCGTGAGCTGCGGCTGCGAGTGCCTGCTGCATCTCCATGTAGCCCTGCACAAGCCCGAAGTTGCCGAGCTCGTGAAGTGGGATGGCTTCGATGGCTTTGATGCAAACCCGGAACGAGGCGTCGCTGTAGCGCACCTTGTAGTAGTGGTCGTATTGTTCGCCGTCCAACGCAGTGATCAGTGCGTGTGCGCGTTCTGCAATGGGAAAGACCGCACGTACACGGTCATATCGCTCACTTTCCTTCAAGCGGAGCGCGTGCAAGAAGGCAGCTTTCGACTGGCTCTTGCCAATCAGCCACGCACCAACGATCGCTGCGATGGAGCCCACGGCCTGAACCCAGGCGGCCCAGTCGCTCTTGCCCAACTCGAAGTTGACGCCGAGCCACAGCAGTCCGGCCAAGACCACGAGTCCAGCTGCGCCTCCAAGTACTTCCGAGGTCCATCGCTTCCAAGGCCACATCTTCCACTGCCTCAGGTGTGGGTAACGCCTAAGCAGCCAGTTCGCATTTCCCATCGAAGCGCTCCTTCTCGCGCGACCTGCGCCGCGCGCTCCTCTGTCCCAAAAAGCCGCCATTAAGCCATGAGCAAGCTTGCCCGCGACCATCGCAACGCCGACTTGGCCAAGATTCACCTGGCCAAGAAGCAACTCGCTATGAGCGACGAGGACTACCGCGACATGCTGTGGACGCAGGGCCGCGTCCGCAGTTCGAAGGATCTCGACCACGTCGGCCGCGCCAACGTGCTTGAGTACCTCAAGAAGATCGGCTTCAAGACCATCGTGAAGCCCGGCGGCAAGCGGCCTCGGCGTCCGGTACCGACTGCCGACAAGCTGAAGCTCATCCGCCGGATCCGGGCGCAGCTGATCAGCCTCGGCCGCAAGCCCGACACCTATGCCGATGGCATCGCCAAGCAGATGTTCGGCGAGCAAGCGCCCGATTTTTACGAGTGGTGCAACCACGACCAGCTGCATCGCATCTCCGCAGCGCTGGGCGTTCAGCAACGTCGCGAAGGGGCCACCACGCAATGAGCCACAAAGCGGTCAGCGAAGCGCAGTACAGTCTGTTCGACGAAACGGTGCCGTTGCGCCGGGTCGAGCACGTCAGCGAACTTCCGAAGACCGCACAGGCCTTGGCAGACGCGATCGGGATCGATGCGACCATCGACCTGGTCAAGATGTTCGGCGGCGACGAGATCAAGATTCCAGAGGTGGTCGACGGCACCTCCCGCATGTGGGCGGTGCTGGTCGAGAGCATCGGACGCGAGGCGGCCGCCAAACTCGTCGGCCGCTTCGGCGGCGTGAGCGTGTACGTTGCGAAATGCGAGGCAGTCTTGAGGGTGCATCGCAACCGCGAGATCATTCGCAGCTACGATGCCGGCGAGCCCTTCGACGCCATCCGCAGGCGCTACAAGCTCAGCCGCTCCCACCTGTTCCGGCTGCTCAAGAAAACGGTATGAGACTGCCTTGACCCGTTGAACTGCCTGCGATACCTTGGTTGTCCACAGGCGGATTTGAGTTTGTTAAAAGCCCCTGAAAAGGGGCTTTTTTGCGAACACAGCGTGCGAGTTTGGTGCGAGTTCTGCCTAAAAGTTAGGCAATTTGCGTGCGAGTTCGATGATTTCGTCGCCCGACCAGCCGCGAGAATTCCTTTTTACTTCAATGGGTTACCCAACTCGCACGCGGCCTTCGAACTTGCACGCCACCGTGCGAGTTGGTCGGTAGCTGGGAGTTGATGGACATCTTGGGATTGCCACAGAAAGCGCGCGCTCTCCAATGAAGAGCAGGGGTTGTAGCGGTGTCCGAGGCCTTCCGGCCGAGCCCCCAGGAAGGCCCAGGAGCCTTTTTTCCATGCGTCCGCGATGGTTGGGCGCCTGGAGGTGCGAAAGGGCCTCGAAGGGCCCGATTTCATTGGGGCGGCCCGATTCTTCCGACCACTTCCCGCATCTTCCCGGTCAGTTCAGGGGCATGCGTCCAT